CATGTTATGCTCCTTCTGCGTTGTTTGTTAGTTCAAGTGATGTTGTCCATTCACCTTCACGAGAGTTAAGATTAACAGTTAATGACTCAATAGAATATTCACCTAAAATCTTCGAGTCGAATTTATTATCTTTCGAGTCTTCTAGCTTGACTATATCAATCTGTGTGTTAAACTTAGTATAAGTAGGTACTTTAAGACTCAAACCTGCTGCGCCTTTACCACTACCATTCTTAGCTGTTTTTGACTGCACTAACTTCCTTGAACTGATTACGGTTTCAGGAGTGAAGGTTATTAATTGACCCTTCTTGAAATTAGTGACTTTAGCTGCCGATACATTCTTTTCCCATGCTGCTGCATCTGTATCTTTATAAGGTATGATACCTGTTTGTTCTGCTAACCTAAACCATGAGTCAGGGAATATATAAATCGAGTTATTCTCGATAGAATATTTTAACTTGCGTGATTTACATATTTCTGTTAGTATATCTTTAAGGATGCCAAAGGCACTATAGCCTGTGGGGAATACTTCACCCTCAAGGTCTTCTAGTGCTAGATGTCCTATAACGATATTATCGAATGATTCTGCTAAATCTGTTATAACTTTTGTAACTTTTGTATCAGGTTCTGCCTCGTAAGACACACGTTGATTCTTAGAGACCTGTCCACCATCACTGGCTGTGATACGAGTAACCACACGAGTTTCCTCTTTCACCACCTCTATAGTCTCAACCTGACCTCTGAAAATGGTAGGTAGTTTTGAGTGATTCTTGTGGATAGATTCATAACCTGCTTTGATTATGACTAAAGAACCTGTCTTTTCCACTATAGCTTCAATACTATCACTGGCATTATAGAGTGTCAAGGTTAACTCATTAACTCCTGCACTCCTAGTTTTAGTTATAACCGCTTCAAAATCTAATTCAGTAATAATGTGTTGTGTTGACTTTGTAACTATGTTATAGTTTGAATCCTTAACAGGCTTTCTGAATATTTGAGGTGGTGGAGGTGGATTCTTGAAAACATCAGGGTCTATTGCAGGTTCACTTAAAGTGATTTCATACAGACGTTTATATAATATTGGCATGTTATCACCTTATGTTTCAATGAATAAAATCCTATGGGTTTCTATACCGCTTGCAAAGGATTGTCTATTTAGAGGTGTGAACTTATCATCACTGTTACGTTGACAATAGAAGAAACCACCTAATTGTTTTGTCATCTCTATGTAGTGCCTTGTAAAAGGTCTATTAGATTTAAAAACTATACCTTCTCGTAGTATGATATCCCCGATTGCAACATCCATACTCCAATTATCTGATATACCGTTCCACCTAAACTCTAATGTAACATCTTGAGCATTCAGGGAAACTGTCTGCACTGAATGAGCTGCATCAGGGGTTTTAATTATTAGTGCCATTTAAAATTCTCCCTGTTTTTTATCAGTTAATTCGGCTTCAATTGCTTTTATTTTAATATCATCTTCGAGTGTTGGATTCTCAGTATTAACCACACCATTATTGTTCTTCTTATCAGCCTTATCCTTCATTGCAATCGATACATCTGTTGCTGTTGTTCTTTCAACCGAAGTAGTGAACTGTACCTGCCTAATCTCAACCGATACTTCAATAGCATCTGCCATTGCTTCATTACGATTAACATCATAGTTGATTAAGACACAACTCTCTGTCTCTGCAAAGCTTAAATCGGAATCAGATATAAACTTAAATGTTTCACCTGTATCTATCAAAGCATCTAATTTGTTTAGAACAGTCGAAGGGTCTAAGCCCTCCGTTTCACCTAAAGCTGCTTGAGTTGTAACCACTCCACTGAAAACAAAACGTTTATTATCTGGTGTATGGTGGTCTGTAATCTTCCTACCGTCTTCAATTCTAAAATCTGTGACACTAGCACTTCTGCTGATTGTGTACTTCTGAGTAACTGTGAAGTAAACCTCCTGCTGTGAAGGGCTAACTATCACACATATATCTGGTCTAGCCATTGTATTCTCCTAAGGTGTTGGTGGTAATGTCTCACCTGCACTTGAACCACTTGAAATAATATGCTTATGTCCTTTAAGACTGATACCACTACCAATTACATCTGTTATTGCAGTTACTGTTTTGTCACAATCAATATCACCATTAACTTTTAAGTCGCCTGTGAGTGTAGTCTTTGAACAATCAATAGTTGTCTCACCACCAATTGTAGCTATCATATCACCACTATCAACATTGACCTTAACATCACCATTAGTAACGTTAATTGTGATACCATCTTGACCATCCGTAGTTATTACTAAGTTTGAATTGTCAGTGTCATCATCTTGAATAGATATGGTTGTGTTCTTGAATTTAAGTTCTACGTGTCTTGCATGAGGTGTTAGGTTTCTACCAAACTGATAGATACTTGGCTTTGCCACTGCATCTGTTAAGTTATGGAACCTATTGTTTACTGGTATCACATCAGTCTCTGTGCTATCTACTAACCATTCTTCCATTGTTCTCATGGAGAATTCTAGCATCATGATATCACCTTGATTATCATTTTCATCTTCTTGAGCAAAGATTGGGAAGCTTAATATACCACCCCCTGCACTAGGGAAGATAACTGGAACCTTGTAGATGATAGGCATCTGTGTTTGACCACTATGTTCATCAAAACGTTGTCTTAATATAGGTCTTACATCAACACATTGTTCTTCGGGGTAGTAAGTGATAACTCTTGCAGGGAGAGAAGTGAAAAGATTCTCCTGACTATCAGTAATCATTTGCTTTATTTGGTCTGATATGTTAAATCTACTCATTTAGTTTCTCCTTACAAATCCAAGCCATTTATTTCTCTAGCTTTGAACTGCCATTCAACCTCTGCGTAATCTTTACCTAAACTAAATTCAGGGATAGAGTCTATATAACAGTCACTCAGCCTAACTAAGATAGTCTTTGAAGCATCTGTTATTGTCATCTCAGCTAAGTCTGTAGCAGAAGGGTCGAAAGCAACAGCTTCGGAATCCTTTAACTTCGACATTAATTGCTTATTGGCATCAGAGTTCTGTAATAACTTAATAGAGATAGTAGCGGTTGTAATTGAATTGAGTGTTCTAGCCACTGTACCACCAATACCATTGTATTGTGTGAAAGTAGGTGCATCGGGTCTGATATGAATAAAGGTACTAGGAGAGAAACCTGAGTTCATCTCCACCCCACTCCATGAGATATAGACCTCTTTAGGGTCATAAGTTGTAAGTAATTTAGCCATTACAGCTCCTGTTATTTGTTTGACGAGGCTAGACGTGCTTGTTCTGCATTGTGATGCATCTCAGCTTCCTTAGCAGAACAGATTTCGATATATGTCCAGAACTTCATGAATTGCTCAATAGTCCATTCGTTGTATATCGTCATCAGGGAGTCTTTATTAAGCTCGGAAGTGTAAACCCGAAAGATAAGATAATCTATATCTTCCAGAGGTTTATACTTATCGATGAAATCATCTACGCGACTTCTTCGATTTCCTTGCCCAGACCCAAAGCTTGGGATATGCTCTGTAGAGCCTCTGAGGAAAAATATGGTAGTACTTGTTCTTTAGCGCTCCAAGCAATAACTGGTAGTAAGTCATCTGGGTAGGATACGAAATGTATATCTGCATCAATTAACTTCTCTGTACAACTTAAACCTGTTAGTAAGGACTTTGCAATATCTTCAAGGAAAGTACCTTCTGCAAATGATTTTGTTATATCACCTCCGCTAAGAGCTGTGATGATTACGGGAGCCATTTTACCTGCTAACCCTAATGCTTTAAAAGTACCGCACTTGATACCTGTATATTCACGCCCATTAATAATGGTACGCATTTCGAATGCATTCTTTGACATTATTTTATTCTCCTGTGTTTTAAACGAAAAAACTCCTAAAACCATATAGGTTAAAGGAGCCTTATTATATCACAACCTACGAGGGTTGTCAAGTAGTTTTAACCTGAGTTATTAACCTACTATTGTTAATTCCGCACAATCAAAATTCCATGTACGTGTACCGTAATCTGCACCAAGTTCAACGTCTGCAATCTTGCGAATCCAAGCGTCTTTGGCAATAACGAAATCAACTGAACCACTAGGGTCTGTGATTGTAATAACAGATAGTACTTCTGCTGATGCAGCTTCATCTGATAATGCTGCTGCGGCAAGCAAGTTATTCGCTGCTGCGTTCTGCATTAATGTGATATCAATCTGTCCCATTCGGTTAGCATTTCGTGTACGAGCAATCGTACCAGAAGCACCTGCTGTTGGGGCAAATCCATCCTCCATACGTGTAACAGTAATGAAGGTATCAGGAGCAAACGCATCTGAAAGGTCGATACCATTCCATGCGATTTTAACTTCTTTTGGGTCGTATGTTTTTAACATTTATGTAAGCTCCTTATTAAGCTGCAACAGGTACATCGTAAGTAACGACACCTGAAACATTGATTGAGTGAACAGCACCTTGTAATTGTGCAATAAATTTCACACCATTAACTTGACGGTTAGGTTTGTCATGGATAGCGTTGTTAGCGTCTGGAACAGAAACCACAAAGTTACCAACAATAAAACCACGGTTAACGTAGACTTGAAGTTGACCTTCGATTACGTTACGTATTTGGTTCATACCTGCATTTGTGAAAGGAACTTTACCACCTTGTTGATTAACCAATAGGCTAAATAATGCTTTAGTGATATCTTCGTCCATATTATCAACACCGCGAATGATATCAATCCATTCACCAGAACTAACTTTACCTTCACGAGTTACGTTAACACCTGCGATATTCTCAACTAGGTTAGCGTTACGTGCATATATGTTGTCAAACTCAGTAGCACTTAAGCCAACTGAACCGTCTTCAACAGTAGCAACTGGAACACCTTGTAATTGTAAATAAGCCCATGTAGCAGCACCTGCTTCAAATGGTAAGTTATGACCTGCAAACGCACATTCAGGGAATGGGTTAGCGTCACCGCTTGTCCAACCAATGAAATCAGCAGCTTGACTATACATCGTAATGATACGGTCACTGTTAAGTCCTGCGGCACGACCACTTAAGTCATCACCACTACTAGGTGGACTCTGAGGGTCATATACAGAGTTGTAGTTTTCTGCGTGATGTGAAGCTAAGAAAGAAATCTTAGAAGCAGATAATCCTGCAATCTTTTGCCCGAAAGCAATCTGGTCATCAACAACGCGAGAACTGTATGTAGCAACATACCATTCACTATTTTTATCTACGGCAGCATCAATAGATTCTGAGATAGATTCTGCACCAACACCTGTATTCAATATTTCAGCAAGAAACATTTCAGGGATGTTAGGGTTTTGAGTGAAATAAGCTTGTGCTGCTAAATCTGCTGCTGAATCAGCACCGAATAAAGCTGCGGCTCCTGCTGCATCAGTAATCTTACGTACACGCTCTGCAATAGGTATTACTGGGTTTGCTGCATCTCCACCATCAGTAAAGAAGATAGGGATACCAAATCCTGCGATACTAACCGCAGTTGTGTTTCGTGCAATCTGCACATTAATTACTTGAGATAAACTCATTGTTTAAATCTCCTTAGCTAAGGGTTATTTATGTCTAAAGTGACATCTATGAGAACGTTACCATCCTCGTCTAAAAACTGACCATCACCTGTAAGCTTGTCAGCATAACCACCAAGAACAATAGTATCATGAACATAAAAGCTCAGTCTTAACAGGTTTCGTTCTTCGTGATTAGTATTTAAAAAATCTGGTATATTCTTTACCGTATCCATCTTGTGACTAGCTAGACCTGCATCGGTCTGTAGTTGATGACGGACACCATCGTCTATACAGTAATGTGAATGATATTCTTGAAGTATGGATTTAGAAGGTTCGCCAAGACTCTTGACATCTATAAAAACTTCGTATAAGATGGTGTAAATAACTCCCCCTGAATCATTAACTGTTGTATCGAGTAACCATCCAGAAGGAAGGGAAACATCGGTAACATCCATTGTCATATAGGGTAGTTCAGGTCTTACACCATCTTGTCTTTCACGTATAATGGAGGGGTAGGTTCCTTCGGGGGTTGTAAGTACAGATAACCTGCTACCTACGGAATTTATTATAGAACTTCTTATGGCTCCATATATATTATCAAAGTTTAAAGCCATTAAGAACTCCTAATTTAAAACTATGAACGCGTAGTATAGCATACATAGTGGTCTTTGTCAAGGTTTATTTTATACTTTATCCTTGTCCTTGAGAAACACGTAAGCCTTGAAGTGTGAGAGTCTATGTAAAGCGACCCAAGGGTCTACTCTAAAGACTTCATATACTTCATCTCTTCCTGTCAAAATATTTGAATAAAGAATATCATCAGCCTCTGTACCTGTCCTATCATTACCAGTTCTTACTTCTGAACGAGTATACAAGACACGTACATCATCCATTCGAATACCTTCTGGTAATACACGTTGTATCTCTTGTGCTAAACCACCCATAGGTTGTAAAGAACCTCTGATATCAACACTATTAACAGCTCCATCAATCCATTTACCATCAAGGTCGTAATAACCACCTTCACTTCTGTTCCTAATAAAAGGTTGTTTATTCAAGGCTTTCATTATAACCTCCTAAAACTGAGGGGTGTGTAGTCTCCATTCTGAGTACTGGTCTTAAACCAATCTTCACTAGGTTGTACTTTATTAGCATCAGGATTACATCTATTAGCTTCAATATCTTCGATAGAAATACCACCTGCAAAAGCTGTTAATACATCTGTACTGTATCGTGGGTCTTTAAGGTACTTGTCCAACATAGTGTTGTACTGTTCAGCTCGTATATCCCATATTTCTAAATCACCTGCTTCTTCATGCACATGGTTTGAGAATTTAGCTACTAAATATCTTAATGCTTGTATAATGGAAGGAGTGGTTAGAATCATCGTAACCGTATCACCTGTGGTATCAAGTATGTACTGATATATACCATCACTTAAGATTTCATCAAAAGTGTCAATATCTCCTACCTCTAAACGTAGTCTATCAGTAAGACTATTAGCAGGGTCTCCTGTATAAGGCATGTTGACCT